TGAATGTCGCGATAACGAATCAGTAGCTCGCGCACCTGATCAGTCAACGGTAGGTGATGCTCGACGCCCGTTTTGGTGTGCTCCGCCGGTATGAACCACTCGCGCTCCGCCAGACTGATATGCGACCAGCGTGCCTGCCGGGTTTCGCCGATACGCGTGCCATGACAGAGCATCATCAGCGCCAACATGGCGTCGGCCGGCGCCGTCAGCACGACTTGGGACAGTTGCTCCAGTAATTGCGGCAACTGAACACCACGTAACCGGCCAGGCTTAGCTCCGACTTTCGTCTTGCTGAAGTCGCTGAATTTGATCCCCGCCATCGGGTTAACGCGGATAAATCCGAGCTTGAACGCTTGGCGCATCGCCTGGACGAAAAGCTTGAACACCAGCTGCACGTAGCCCGCTGAGTAGTTTTCCTGCAATGGCCAGATCAGCTTGCTGTCGAGCATGGCTTTGTTGATATTGCTGAGAGGCAGATCACCCATACGTGGCATTAAGTGACGTTTGATGGCCGAAGCGGCAGTGCTCTTGCGCTTGCTGGAAAGGCTGCGATCACGGGACATACGTTCGGCGTACCATTCCAACAGGTCGCTGATCGTGACCCACTTGGATAACGACGAACCTTCGTTGGCAGCCACACGTAAACGCACTGTTGGCAGTGCCGAGACCACTTGCTTGGTGCTGAGATCAGGGAAGCCACCGATACGGTGCCAAGTGCGTTTGCTGAGCAGGTACCAAGAGCCACGGGAACGATTCTTCGCAAAGCGAAAGTGCAACGCCGGGTGACTGGCATCGCGCAGATCTCGAACATGCAACTTCTTGGCGTTGCGTTCGATCTCGGCATCCGACAGCTTCACCGTCAGGGTTTTCGCCAAGGCCGTCATTGTTGGGCTCCGCGAGGATCTTCCAGGTCAACGACCTGAAACGTGGCCGGCCACATCCAGGCGCCGTAGCGCTCGGCCATTGCCTGATCAACGAACAGCGCCAAAGCGTGGTCCGGGGTGCTGCCCATATCCATCTTGTAGGAGCAGCAGAACACGGCGAACCGATAGTTCGCCGGGTTCGGCACAGCCAGGCGGCGATCAGGCATATCCAAAACGATCGCCATGCGCTTGCCCATTAGCCACCCTTCAGTAGAGATTGCAGCAGCTTGAATTTTTCGAGTGCGTCAGCGTTGGTCTCTCGCTCCGCCTCGACGGAAAGCGCCACTTCCTCGATACGCACCGCCAGCTTTTTCATGCGTTGTCCGACCTCCTCGGCAAAGCTGATGACCTCGCCAGACAGCACCGCCAACGTATCCAGGGCACTGGCTTCGGCTTTTTTAATGGTCAAAACGGCTGACTGGTTTTCTTGGGGCATGTTCTGCTCTCTCGGGGATTTGAGGGTGACGGGGGTACGCTGAAAGTGACCGTTAACCGGTTCGCGAATCAAACCTGACTCCTTCAGCTCGCCAAGACCACGACGTATGGCCGGGAACTGGGCACCGGTGGCGTCGGCAGCCATCAGCGAACTGAAAATATCGTGGGCACTCCAGCTTTCCTGAATTGGTACGACTTGGAAGACTTTACGGGCGAGCGACGACTGCCCGGCGAGCATGTTTTGTTGCTTGGCTGCATTCATCAGAAGCCACCTATGGGATTGGATGGATCAGGGAGGGAGTTCAAGCGGGTACGTGGAAGCGAGACTTGTTGTTGCTCGCGTTTTCCTCCGCCACTGGCAAAACGAGCCAGCAACTGGGCGCGGGCGACCTTGCCGTCAAGCGGGATCGACTGTTGCGACATGGTCATCAACAACCGCGCCTCGCCGTACTCTTCCGCGAGTTGCGTTTCGGGCTTCTGCGAGTCGTGGCCGATGCCAATGGCGATGTCTTCGAGCGGCTGTCCGATGACCAACATCCGAATGGTGATGTCATAAGCACGGTCGAAGATCTTGCTGGCCTTCTCGGACACCAGGCTGTTCAGGTTGTGCATCTCACATTGCAGCGCGGCATGACGTATCGCCGGGTGCGACCACGCGCGGGACAACGCTCGGCTCGGGGCCAAATTGACCAGCGCTTCACGGAAGGCCTTTTCGTGCGAAGGAATGCCCAGCATTTCAGGCGTTGGCTGACACCACTTCACAAACTTGCCAACGCTCGGTGCGAAATCGCCGCCGTGCTGCCGGCAGTTCTGCAAACCGTACCGAATCTGCTCGAGGGTGTTGATCCCGGCGGCGATGAACGCCTTGACCCAGCTGCGTTTCGCAGCCCGTAGGGCTTCATCATCGGGCCACGCCTGTTTCCAAGCCGGGAAGATCGCCTGCAGCTCCTTGAACAGTGCGTTGACGACGTCAGTGGTACCAGGCGGCAATTGTTTCGGTCGAACCAGGGTCACGGGTGGCAGGTTGCCCATCTTGCTCAGAAGTTGATTAGCGCTACGCGGCGCTTTCAGCTCCATCACAAATCCCCCAAATCATCAGCCCAGCTGGAGTCATCGAAGTCAGGGGTGATCGATGGGCTGGAAGCCACTTTGACCTGCTCGCGTTTGACCCAACGAATCAGGCGAAAACACCATCCGGACGCGCTGTCGATGGTCGCGGGCTTGGCGACGAAGAAGCCCTTGAAACCAGCGAGCAAGTCACTGGTGAGGGCGTCACAAGGCAGACCGGCAATCGTGAGCTGATCAGCCAGCGCCTTCGCGCTCGGCACCCAAGCGGCGAACATGGCAAAGCGTTGACGATCATCCGGTGACGCGAAAGCCGCTTGGTCCTGCTCGGCCATGACATCGGAAATTTCGCGCTGCAGCTGCTGTTCGGTTACTTGGTGGTTAAGTAACGTATTGGGTGCAGATTCTGCACCCCGCTCTGTCTCAGGCTGCACCCCGTTCTGTTGTGAATTGCACCCCGTGACATCATTTGCACCCCGTTTTGTACGGGGTGCAGGATTTGCACCCCGCGATAACTGAAGGTCGTAAACGACTGGACGGCGGTCATGGCGATCGATGTGTACGGCGGCAATGGCTTGATTGCCCTTCTGAATCAGACCGGCCTTCTCCAGGTCGTCCAGTTTGTAGCGGACGGTACGCTCAGATAGGCCGGTGTCCATTGCCAGAGTCGAGGCAGATGGAAAGGCGCCAGCGCCGTTCGAACCGGCGTAGTTGGCCAAGCACAACAGCACATGCCGAGCGCTCGAATCTTTCAGGGATTCGATGGGCAGGGAGAGCGCCCAAGACATTGCTTGAACACTCACAGCGAGGCTCCGATATTAATTTCAGCCAAGCGGGCAAGGCCTTTGGGAGTGATCATTGGATCGAAAGCAGCACGTTCAATCCCGGTCTCAGGGTCAGGCGTCAAGGCCGTCACCTTGTGGGTCATGTAGCCGGAGGTGATTCGCGGCTGATAAGCGACCCAACGTTTGGAACCTTTGCGGCGGAAGATCCAACGATGCCGCTCAAGCCAAGAGAACAATTTGGCCGGCTGTATGTGCAGTTGTTTGGCAGTGTCCGTGATACAGATCGCCCCGCCAGATGCAGCTAAGCGTTTGATGGCCGCAACTTTTGGCGCCTGATCGAGAATGACCAGTCGCAGCGATTGGTTGTCTCTGGCCTGGTCAGCGGCAGCCTGCAATGCTTCCGCGTAGGTTGCGGGGATCTGAAATTGACTCAACTGGGCTTCGAGTTCTTGCCAGCGATCAATAATTTTCGCGCGCAGTTCGACGCTGTAGCCCGAGACCACCACCAAGGTGTCACGTTGAGATAGCAAAAACTCGCGATAGGCCTGACCGTTTTGTGGGTGGACGTAGGGGGTGTCGTTTGACGAAACGACACCCTTTGCAACCAGCGCGCGGATGGTTTTCAGGACGTTGTAGTGCGTGCTGCCGGTCAGCTCGGCGATCTCGCGTGACGACATGGTGTGACATGACACGTTTGGCGATTGACCGAAACGTGTCACGACATCGGAGGTATTGCTCAAGACAATGTGGCTGTGCATAATCGTCGTTCTCTAGTTTTGCGAATCAGCCGACCTTCTCCGTCGGCTTTTTTGTTCCCGTGATTTAGGCGACCTTCACTGCGGCCTCTATGGCGTCAACCTCGCGCCGGACATGCGCTATTTCTTTACAGATCCCCGCTTTCTCAATCTGTGTTACGCGGCCATCTACCAATGCGTTATGCACAGCGACCGTCAGATCCGCGAACTCCTTTCCAACAAGTGCCAACGCAGCAGGAAGGGTATTCACCTCAGTAACGTCCTTCGCCACCAGCGAGTACCCGAACTCATCGAGTAGCGCATTGAGAACAATCGCCCGGGACTCGACAGAGAGATGGGTGAG